CATGTCTTGCACTCGTGCCGAGCGTCGGTACTTGCGTGTGTCGCCGGACTCCGTGAGACAGCCGTGGACAAATGCCGCACACCAGGCTGACCCTAGCGGAGAGCCAAGCGATGTCAGCCAAGCATCAATCTCGGGACCACGATTGCTGCCCTTGGGCTCCTCACGGACATACAAGTACTTGTATGCAGCGTCAACTAGCTTCGGCATCCCAGTGGGCCCCATCGGTACGCCGTTGGGTAATCTCCGCCTTCGTCACCTTTGTGATGTCTGCAGATGTTGAGCCGAGGCCAACACGCTGCAAGAAGGCTAGCAGCACCTTCTTCCCGTAGGCCGTACAGATACCCAGCATCAGGATCCACAGGTGGACATAGGTCAGTTCCTCTTCGTGCCAGAAAATGCTGTGCGCCACAAACACAAAGCAGCTGATCGCCAGCAGTCGGGTCAGGGATAGGCCGCGGAGTCGGTCGTCAAATATGGCAACAAACCATTTGGCCACGCCCAGGAATCGTTTCATTTACGACAGACCGAATCATTTACGTTCTGCTTGCAGACTAAGTACAGCACCTCATCCAGCTTCCGCTCCAGTCGCTGCAGGTCAGACGACTCTGCCTTATTCGCCACCTGAGCCTTGAGGACCTGGAAGGCGACGATACTCGAGACGAGGAATACCAGCAGCTGCCAGCCGTGGCGGTCGATGAAAGCGTCCACCCGGGGGCTCATGGTGACTTAGCCGTCATGATTCTCCTGGCGTCAAGCCTTCGGGCCTTAAGCCCAGGATCCTCAATACCCTTAGACGTAGTTACGGTTGCAAGACTATCAGCAGCTTCTTCGTATTGCCCATTCCTCAATAGGTTGAATACGTTTTTGTTTTCCATCCTGCGAACTCCCATGTTGTACGACTCTGATACGAGTATCGGTGATATCGGGGATCCCTTCCGAACCATTTGCGCAACATCTTTAGCCATATGCGCCCTGGCAAGCACCTCGGATTCCTTGTCCGTAATCGTGCCGCGATTTACAATCCCTGGATCAGTCAGTCCATGGCCAATGGTAGGTGTTCCTTCCGGCTTTTTTCCATCCTTCTGTCTCCACCGTCCATTTACCATATACAGTCGTCTCTCAGTACCCTTTTTTGCCTTGTCATCATACACATACGGAACAAACCCTTCTTTGCTCCTGATGATATCCATCGCGTCGTCATAGAAAGTCTTTGGCACATCTCCGATACGCGTGTACTGGACAAGGCCACCGGGTAGGGCAGCCGAAGTCTTTGGGCGCCCAACCTCCGCTGCAGATAACGGAGAGACTTTAAGTGCATCCCTTACACGGTCAATAACTGAGGGGCGAGGAGCCTCAATAGTAACCGGTGGCCGAGGGGTAGCTAGCCCGTCTAGCGACGATAGGCCACGTCCATCTGGGACTTCCGGAAGTCCTCGTGGGCCGGGCGCACCCAGGGAAATGGGGTCCCCGGGCTCCACCCCCATAGGCACACGACTCCTAGGAATGTCTACCGAAGGCCTTGCCGGAGATGTATCCCGCGCAGTCGGTATAGGGGTTAGAGACGAAGGGGTTGCCGAAGCTGCCAGCCCGGAGGAGCGCTCGGGGATTTCAGCGCCCTCCGTCCCAATGACGCCCCCACTCACACGACCAAGGATTCCAGCCGCCTTCATAGCTACAGCTGCGTCCTTACCACGGATCGCCCGCAGTTGCTTAATGGCGCTTACCGTAGAGCCGGGTTCCCCCAGGACGATACGAACAATCTCCGCAGCCATGCCCTGCGTATTCGCATGTGCCCCGGATTCAGCCAACGCATGGGCCATCCGGGAAGCAGTCCATGTAGCGCTCGGGGTGAGCTGACGAACAAACTTGTCCCACGGGCTTGCTGCATTAGGAATCGTCGCTGGCCCCTCTCCACCAACGAGTGATTCACGTAACGCCCTCGCACCAGACCATGATCTTGACGCATCCTCGAATATCTTCGCGTCTTGCGGAGACTTAGACGCAAGGCCCAGCTGCGCAAGAAACTGGTCCGTGAACTTGCCATTGGCGTCCGGACTAACATCTCCACCCTCTCCCAAGCGAGCCTGCAGTGCGGCCCCGCCTGCCTGCTGTGCCGTGGCCCGGTCAGCTGCCGAAAGCGCAGCGCGGCGGCTGATTTCGTTTGGGATGTCAAACGCTGGATCCTTAGCGCCAGCATCCATTGGTGTCTCGAATATCTTACGACCAGTGGCAAAGTTCTGTTCCCGTCCAGAGACCATCCCCGGAACAGGTTCCTGGGCAACCTCTGGCGGCTTAGGGGCGGACAGCCACGGTGGAATCGGGGCCTCAACCTCTGGCTCTGGCGATGGGATGTACTTCCCCTGCTTCACTAGGGATGGGACTGGCGGCTCCTTAACCGGCTTTGGCCCACCCTGGTATGAGCCCGGATTGCTAGGACGCCCCAGCTTGCCAATGATTTCCTGGCGGGCCCCGGGCCCCCAACCCAGGAGCACCATAGCAGACTCTTTACTCTCCGACTCACCAAGGCGCTTGACGAGCTCCCCGGGACTCAGGTTGCTGTCCTTAATCATCGCACCAAACTTTGCACGGATGATGTTCTGGTCCTTAACAACATCCTCCGGGCTCATCGTAGCCCGTGCTTCAAGCCGAGCGCCGAGGGATTGATTCGGGTGCTGTGGGTTGAGGTCCCAGCTCATGGGCTTGGATGAAGCGACTAGAGCCCGTTCCTCATCCCAGCTTTTCTTGAACGCAGCATCTATCTCTTGGTATTTCGGGTGCTGGCCCTCGGCAAGCCAACCAGCGTGTTTCAGTGCCCCACTGATGGCCAGCTGAGACGTGTCGAGTGGCCTTGCCCCAGGAATAGTTTCGGACGCCTGCTGGTTAAACTGCTGCATGTCATTCCATGCCACCGCGTCCGGCACTGCAATGACCTCTCCGTTGACAGTCTTTGTTGGAAGAGGGGGGTATGAAGGATCAGCGGTGGTCACCTCCAAACGCTTTACCACTGCGGCCCTCCACGCTTTCTGAAGAACCGGCGACTTGGCTACACGGGCAGCCATCTCTTCTGCCTTATACGGAACCCCGGCTAGACTCCTCCCCGCTTCTGGGAATGCCTTCTCCGCAAAAGTAGTCCTAGCCGTAGTAATGTTTGCAAGAGTTGTATGTGGGTTGGGGACAGCCCGACCATCCCCAACGCTCCCAAGGACATCAAGGACGTCTCCCATCCCACGCTCTGATTCGTCAAACGCCAGCTTCTTAGCTTCGTGGTCAGCCCTTCTTAACGCCTCTGTTTCTCTATAGGTTTTTCTTGCGTCAACCGACCTTCCCTCTCTGGCATCCTTGGCGGCAGCCCACGCCTCACTTGCGTCCTGCCCAGCCTTGACGTGAGCCAACCTCCTTTCGGCCTCCGTTACGTCGTATGCGTTCTTCGCTGCTGCCACCCTAGCCTGCTGGTCAGCAATCTCCTGTCCCCGGGCACGATTACCAGCAGCGTCGTTGACCTCCCAGTTGCGGAGGGCCCCAAACTCACGCTGCTTGGCCAGTTCATATGCTGCCCTGGCCTCCTTGTTAGCAAGTTCACGGGCTTCGACAATCTTGTTGTGTGCTACGCTCAGGGCACTCCCCTGATCCCTGCTAACCCCGGTAGCGTGTTCAGCTGCGTCACGCATGGCTCCGGCTTCCCTTGCTGCATCAGACGCAAGCATTTCCTCTGCGACTGTCCTTCCCGCGATTGTTTTGGTCGCTCCCCTGAGAGCCGCGCCCACATCCCCCCGGGCTTTATCAACGGGCAGTCCAGCCGTATCAATATCTCGAACGGTTGCCCCGTAGGGGACTGGGGCCGACGATTCACGAAACGGACTTCTTCCTGAGGCAGCTTCCAACGCCGCAATTGCAAGACGTCTTCCCGCTGGCATGGACGGATCTAGGGCGCCCACTGCCTCACCAAGCCACCGCGCTGACCCAGTGAATACTGGAACAGTCGCGCCGAACCCAGCCCCCAAAGCCGTTGCCGCAGCAACCTGTCCCGGATCTACTCCACGACTTGTACCGACAGTCTCGCCAAGGGCCGTGGCCCCACCACTGACACCCCCCTCAGCAAGCCGGGCGAGAGTCCTCTTTCCGAGGGCTTTCCATCCAAGCCCCTCTGCATACTTTTCAGCATACCGACCCAAGGCAGGAATAGCCTTAGCTGCGGTAAGAGCGCCCGAGCCAAGGCTGCCACCAATACTCGACCCGATCCGCAAGGCAGTCGGTAAGCTTTCCATGCGTTCTTGACGAAGATCTCGCATGTCACTAAAGCTGTAATCCGGGCGAAGGGCCGCCTCAAGGGCATCAGTGGCAATGCCGGGAGCTCCCCAAAACCGAGAATCGACCGCATTCTCAATAGCGTTCCCAGTCAGGCTTTGTGTCTCATCAATCCTCGGACGCTGGCCACTATCCACAGCGTACCCCGAACGCACGGATCCCGGCTTTGGCGTTATACCCCCAACCTTCTTTGCTACCGGAGACGTTGATGCTTCGGAGCTTACGGATGGGTCTGACTGTCCCGTACGCCCTCGCTCCTCGCGCTCACGGGCAAGACGGTCCCTCTTCTCCGCTAAGGTTTCCTGCACTAGAACGGCCTCCCGGTAGACAGGCTATACCCATCATAGCGAGTTTGCTGTTGCTCTTTCTTATTAAGTTTCGCAAAGTCGTCTGGGTGCATAGTTAGCGGCTTCCGGCCCATAGACGTTTGGTATCGGGCAAGCTGGTCATTGGCGATATCCTGGAACTGGTCAAGCTGCGAACCGATGTTCTTGGCCTGGCTCCCCCCGGTCAGGGTGCTCAGGGTATTATTGAAGCCCGACGTAAACGACGTTGGGTCGGCAAGGATTCCCTCCATCATCTCTGCATCATGTGCAGAAATCGCCCCAAGCTCCTCAAGCGTCTTCACCTTGAGAATAAGCTTTGTATGGGCGCTGGCGGTCAGAGCCTTACCCTCTGTGGGCCATATCTCAATGCCCGTTTTGTTCAAGTTGCTACGGTACTTCTCAATAGAATCGCGAAGGTCAGCAAACGACAGCAGCCTCTCCCTATCCTTCTGGGCAGCAGAGCCCTTCTCCGTATGCGCCACCGCCTGATCATGGCGATCATTTTGAGCATTACGGGCAGCGCTATCTGCGCTTTCAACACGTTCGTTTATATTCCCCCCTGCAAGAACAAAGGCTTGTTGCTCGGGAGTAAGCCCAGTTGCGGCCAGTCGCTCACTAAGCTTTTTTCGCGCGTCTTCTGCGTCCTTATCTGCAAGGTTTCTAGTTCGGTCAATCGCTGCATTTGCCGCATCAGTGGCCTCATCAGCAATCACCTTTCGTCTCTTTGCAGCCAACTGAGCTGCCTCATCCGCAGTCGGAACATACATTTTCCCACCGCCCGGGACGTCGATCATCTGACTAAGCTTACGGGTTGAATCTGCCCGAAGGTCCGTATTCCCGGCGTCCTTGACCATCTCAAGGGCCTCCGGTGTGCGGAACGGATTTGCCCCTAGCGTGGGTCGTCCGCTAAGGCGAAGTGAGGCAGTGTCCTGTCCGGGAGGGCCACCAAGGAATGGGATGGCATTTCGTTCCTTTGTTGTCAGGCCCGGCCCACTAGGAACGGAGTCAAGGCCAAGCCCACCATAGCTTGCGTCACTCAGCTTGTATTCGTCTGGAGGTCCAGCGCTCGACAGGGCAGCCCTGAGTGCATCCTCAGATTGATAGCCCATCGCCTCTCGCTCACGCCCAAGGGCGAATGCCTGCAACTGCCGCGCTGCCTCGCGGTCCTTTCGATCCTCATCTTCACGCTGCTTTAGTCGGGCGATTCGATCTGCCTCAATAGCCTCTGCACGTTGCTTCTGCTTGCTCTCTGCGTACCCACTTGCTCCACCAGCAAGGGCAGCAAGGATGGCACCAAGTCCGTTTGGCATATTATGTCATCCCCAGTTTGACTTTATCAGCAGCCGTTAGATGTTGATACCAGGTATCACCCCACAAAACCTTGAGCTGGTCTATGTAGAACGTCCGCTCGGCCAAACTCAGGCGGCGTGACTCAAACGCTCCAGTCTGCTGCAGGCTGGCTACGCTGTAGTTATTGCTTAGGACGCCCTTCACGGCATCAAGGCCACGATTGAGATTGTTCATCTCCGTCTCAATGCGCATGGCCTCTCCCATCCGACCTTCCGACACCGCGTTCTGGTACTGACTCTGCAGCGAGTTGAAGCGGTTGATTTGCTGATTGGCAATATCGTTGTACACGCTCTGCCCAGAGTTCACCGCCTGTTGACGATCGGTGGCCTGGGTGTTGGCCGCTTCACGGAGCAGGCCTGCGGTCAGATCAGCCCGGACACGGGCCTGTCGTTCACCCAACGACTCGCCCTGTCGTGCGGCAATCGAGGACGCCCCGAGCCCACGGTTGGCCATCTGTTCGCTCAGCGCACGGTTCTCTTGGCCAAACTGAGTCCCAAGGTTGGCCTCGGCTGCATCACGAATCGACGTGAACGCTGCATTGTCGTACCGTGACGGATTCTTCAAAGCGGCCTGTACTGCCGCAATCAGGTCAGCTTGGAGGCCACGGGTCGCTTCTGGTCCCTGTTCTGCCCCTGCCATCGTGGGGGCCGTGATGCCCCCATAGGGCTTGATGTTTGGTGCACTCACGCTGAAGTTCCCACTCGATCGCCCAAGAAACGCGTTGACACGGGCCATCAGATCCTGGTCTGTGATCGCCAGCTTGGAGTAGTCTGGGAGTGGCGGAAGGGCATTGCTTCCAGTGCCAGTACCAGTACCAGTACCAGTACCAGTGCCAGTGCCAGTACCAGTACCGGGAGTGGTGGTAGTATCAGGCATGGGGATGCCAAGGCCATTGAGGAACGCGGCCAACGCTTTGCGTGATGCGATGTAATCGGGATCACTCGCAAACCCACCATGCCCAGTTCCCGAATACGTATCAATGAAGTCCTTCTTTTCAGATTCCGACATCCCAAAAATAGCGTTCAACATTGGGATAGCGGAGTAGTTATTGAGCACGTCGATAGTCCGCGCCGTACTCTGCTGTGACTCATGGCCACCAAGGGTAGCAGAGGGACTCTTGACCGACTTCTCAAAGGCCTTTTCTGCCGTTGTGTATTTATCAAGATCGGCTTGTGACTTGAAAATCAGCTCACCGGTATTAGAGTCTGGTACCCCGGAGACGCTATTCATAGCCGCAAATGCAGCATCACCGTCACCGCTACCCGCAGACCCCTTATACCCAATCCCGCCAAGACTATTGTTCTGGCGAGGTTTATATCTAAAGGTACCTGCGGCTGCAGCATCCTTAGCAGCCTGCTTGTCCTTTGCCTCTTTCTTTAGCCGTTCCTCGTAGTCCTCGTCAGACTCACCCTCATTCTGCGTTAAGAGCAATGAGGGGCCTGAGTTGACGTGGGTCACGTTCTTGTTTGCCACAACCGGCGGCGTGACCGCTGGGGTCTCGGTAAAGTTTGGCTGACCATCGTACCCACTGGCCAGTTGGGCATTCACACCACTGAGCAGATTGCTTGGGGTGTCGACCGATGTAGTTTTTGGGGCAGGACGCGCAACACCCTGGCTCTGCAGCTGGGCAAAGTTTGGCTGGCCGGCAACCTGACCGCCGGGGAAGCTGATTGCCGGGGTACCACGGAAGATGTTCGCAGCGCCGACCTGCCCCTCCTTCTGGGCGTCCCCATCACTCGCCGTCGTGATAGTCTGCTGCCCGAAGAGGGACTTCTTGTAGCCTTGCAGTGCCATTAGATGTGCCCCGCAGAGCCCAAGCCCTTCATGATGGAGCCGCCAAAGAGTGTGCTATCCCCACTACCCATGATGGCCTTCATGAGCTGCTCACGGACCGGAGACATTTCAGCGTCACGATTCTGCATAATCATCAGGAGGCGCTTCCGATCTTCCTCAGAAAGCTCCTGCTGACGATTTGCCCGTGCTTCCTGCCCTCGCTGGATTTCTGCATTCAGTTCATTCCGCCGCTTCTCAGCTTCCGTCTCAGCAGCCAGTCGGCGGTTGTAATAATCATTTTGGGTCTGGTTCTGCTGGTTGCTGTTGTAAGCGTCGTATCCCTTTCCAAAAATGCCTGCTGCAGTCTCAATATTTTTTGGAGTAAGCCAATCAAACGTTCCCATGGGACCACTCGGAGTAGAGGTTGAAACTGAACGAAGAACATCTGGGGCTGCTCGTGTTGCCATATTTTCGAGCGATAAAACGCCCGGCGTAGCGGTCGAACCCCCTAGAAGTCTTGCAGATGAGGGGGTGAGGGCCGCTGCCCCATTTGTGCTAGCCTTAGCAGCAGCTTGAGACACTGCGCTCATTGGACCGTTGTAGCCAAACATGCTAGAGGCAAGGCCTTGCCCACTGCTAGTGAGCATGGCGTTATCAATGCCCGTCTTGGCAATGTTCCCAATGTTTGTTCCATGGCGAACCCCGGCTCCAGCCGCAGCACCAAGGCCGCCGAGCAGTACGCCACCAACCCCACCCGTCAGAATCCCTGCAATGGGCGCAACGTTCTTCAGCGCATTGCCCACAAAGTTGCGGTTCCGGTCCCAAATGTCGCCGGTCCCCCACTGCTGGTGGGCATTGTCTGCCGCCGTTCCCGTAGATTTTGCCAGTGCATCGGCTTCGTCATGGCTAAGCTTTTTGCCACCCTTATACCACCAGCCGTCAGAGCCAATCGTAGCCCCCATCGCCTTTGCTTGTGCAGCAGCACGAGGATCGCCCGTTTCGTAAGTACCACGATATGTGCCCTGTGGCATTTAGTCCTCACTCCGAAAGATGATAAAGTCCAGCAGCGAACTTGCGGGCGCTGCTGTGCCAAAGGTGCACGTAAAGCTCGAGGTAGTACGGGCGGTCACGGCACGGGTGGTAAGCCACGAGGTCGTGATATGCACTCCATAGTTCGTGTCCGATTCCTTTCGGGCCAGTGGGATGACCGCAGTCACCGCCGTAACCGTCACGGGAATCTTGACCCCACATCCGCCTGACGTGGCATACCGGAACCGAACGCGCCGGACCTGTTCCTCCTCACGAGTATTCACTGCCATAGGCGCTGTCATCAGGTTCCCCCTCGGCGGCCCATGGCAAATGCTTGCACTTCGGCCCGTGAATACAGGGCGTCGGCTTCGCCTGAATCCACGATCGTCAAGTCAATCCACTCCCCACGGTCAGCCAATGGGACACGAAAGACTGCTGCGTTGGTCACTGCAAGGCTCGTTGCATCGATGGCATAGCTACCGCTACCCGACTGGGTGACCCATTCGACAGACACCGTATCAGTGCCACGAGGATCCATGAGGAGATAGCCCCACCGATAGGCCTTCTCGTTCATCGGGTCGCCAGCAAAGAATCGGTGTGGCTGGACACTCATGGTGAACGAGGTGCCGCCCGTATAGTTCACGGTTAGGTTGTCGAGGTATGCCCCGTCGGCATCACAGAGCGTGACCCACCCACTCGCATCGCCACGTAGGATCAGGAACCGACCCTCGTTGTCCTCAGACTCAAAGTGACAGGTAGTTGCTGGGGAGAGATAGCCAGCATCCCACGGACCCGACCAGGCATTGAGTCGGTAGTTGTAAACCATGATCCCAACATCCGGGACAAACCACCGGATCTCATGGTAGTTACGGGCATGAACCCCACGGACGCCAGCAACGGTATCCCCATCCCAGCCGCGCACAATACTATCGATCGGAGCGGAAATAGATTCGGGTGGGGTATGCTCACTCACCCGATAGAATCCATTGGGCCCAAGAAAATACACCTGCCCAGACACTTCAACAATGGAGAAGGCATTGGTCGTACCGACTTCACTCGTAATGCCCGTCGCACCAGCAGCGATCGCAATGTCATCCTGAGTAAAGCCCGTCCAACGCGAGATGCCGCTGCGGTGGAAGATCATCAGGCTTGATCCACTGACCGCAAGGCCGGTGGTCACCTGATCGCCAAAGGTACGGATGATGGCTTCTCCACCACCGCTCGCGCCAACCCCCAGTGTATCTCCGTCGTTCAGCTCAGAGTAGTACACACTCTGATTCGTGCCCGTCACCCCAAAGAGGCGCTGGTTATAGACGGCAATCTGCGTGACACTTGGGGTACTTGCCAGGTTCAGCTCGAGTGTCGTCCCATCCCATCGGTTGAGCGGCCCACCATCTGCGATATACATACACTCGGTATCCGCAGGAGCGGTGTACAAAAAGCTGGCAAAGTCTGGGGTGCCCGTGGTGGCAAGGCCATTCCCCTGGGAAACGAATGGGGTGACGGTCGACTCCGAGAACAGCGTCAGGCTGTCCTCTGTCGTGAGTTCGTCTCCAGCACTAGTGGAAAAGCTAAACAGGGTCGACGGCGACGAGAATCCCGACGCATAGAGGTAGCCATTCTGGACTACCATAATCTTCGAGTTGGTCACCCGATACCAGGTGGTCCCATTCTGGATAGCCTGGCCGCCACCAAGGGCCGCCAATGTCAGCCGGACAGTCCCCAGTCGTTTCCCAGCGCCACCAAACTCCGAGAGGCGCACATTCGTCGCGTCCCGGACCTGATTGGGCTGCATCTGTGACGGGTCAGCTGTCACGTTCAGGCCACCACCAAATGATGGCTGGGCGTCAGCCACGGTAGGACGGCCCACTTAGGCTCCCGCCCATTCGTGGGCGTTGTCCGGATAGTCGAGCAGCGTCGGTGTGACCGTCTGTCGGCGGATATCGTCAAGGAGCAGCTTGCGGGTATCGCTGGCCAGCCCCTTCAGCATTGCCGCAGCTTCCGGCTCAGCCCCACCCTTCAGCAGCAGTGTAGCCGCGGCTTCATAGCAGGGCAGGAGATATGAGGCCGATGGGAAGTTGATCACACTCGTGCCGCTTGCAAGGTCCGAGAGCATGGTAGGCTTGTAGTTGACCGACACGGTGAGCGCCAAGCCCGACTGTACCGGCAGCACCTGAATCGCTTCAAGGCCAGCCCGATAATAGAGACGGGGCCGGAGATACACCGCCGTGGACGTCGTAGCCAACGGGACGTGGCGGAACTGTGTCTCCCCATACAGCTGCGCCCCATCATTCATCGACAGGATCCGGTAGAAGTTCTTCTGGGAATCGCCCGTCCCGGTACGCAACGCACTCGGATCGACGACTCCGTTTGCATCCGTGACCACCGACACGCTATTGAACGTGTAGTAGGGTGTCGCGTTCAGCAGGTTGGACCACTCGGTATCATAGGTATTGTCGAGCACGGACAACACCAAGGCGTCCGTCCACCGGGTAGAGCCTGCGGCATCCATAAACTGCCTGGTCGCTGCGATCAGTGCATCCCGCGTGACGCTCATTGTTGCCCCTTAGCTAATCGTCTTGTGGAGCGTACGCTTGCCCTTCTTTGCCACACGGTCATCCCCAATGGGCGAACCAGAGCCCAGTACGGCCTGCAGAGCTTCATCCACCTGTGCTGCCGGAAGAACGTCTGTGTTATACCGACTCACATGTGCCAACAAGTCCCGCGTCGAATCTTCCGTCGCCGTGCGAAGAAAGCGCTCGAGGTAGTTCGGAGCCTGGTCAATCGGACAGTCCAAAGGCAGCCAGCCCAAAATGCTGTAGCTGGCCCCACCACCAATCTCCTGCCGCTGCACCATACCCCAACGTCGATCATTCTCTGGCCATGCCATGGTGACCATCCAATGGGCAGGCGTCCCGATGTTGAACTTCAAATCCAACCCCGGATGCACCGCCTGCAGCCGCCGCCGAATCTCCGGCGACGGCTCAGGGGTTCCGGCGCTATTCAGAAGCAGCGCCATATTTGATTACTGCCTAACCAACAGTTCCACGTTCACCGTCACATCGTCCGGTTGCACCGACACAACGCCCGTCGTCACAATCGTCACTCGAAGACTGTCCGCCGTGGTCAACGTTCGCTGAGCCTCAGTGGTGGTCGTCAGGAACGCAAACTGCAACGGCGTGTTTGCCGTCTGCGTGTTGATGTTGAGCGAACTCGTGAGGACGACCACCGTTGCGCCCGTTACTTTGGAGATGGTCGCCACGCACGAGGTAGCCGCCGTTGGGAACGTCTCCGCACAAAACGAAGCGCGGTTGATAATACCGCTGGCGGGGAAACCGCCAAGGTTATGTGTCGCCGTACCAGCCGCCAGCACTCCGGTATTTAGCCAGCCGCCAATCGCAGTCGGCAGTGTGCCAAAACGTCCCGGTGTTGGAGCAAAGTTATTCAAAGGCATTGAGAGTCTCCGACGTGTGGAGGGTAGGTTGCCCTACCCCCCACGTTCGTCAGCAAGGGTTAGACAACGTGCGTGTAACGCGCCGTGTCGGTGTAGCCCGTGATCGAGCCATGCGAGTTCCGCTGCAGGCAGGCCAGATTGCCATACCAGCCATAGGAGGTCTCGAAGGCATCACGGCCCTGCGTCCAACGCCACGGGCCTGCGCCTTCAAACTCCACAAAGCCCCAGTCCTTCGCGTCCACCCACGACAGCGACGGAATGTGGATCAGGTAAATCGTACCAGCCGGCACATAGTAGTCCTGTACCAGCGGGATACCACAGACGCTGATAGCCTTGTAGCCACCCTTGATCGTCGTGGAGAACTCTGCCGAATCAAACCGGCGCTGACCAACCATCGACTCGATCAGCTTCTTGCCAACACCAGGCGTGGTCATAAGCAGGAAGTCCTGCGGACGCAGCATTGCATCCTTACCAGAACGGCCAGAGATACGCTGGATCAGATCCCAGATGTCGCTTTCCGTCGGCTGGCTGGCGTCCGGCGTGTCCGTACCAGCAACCATACGAATCGCATCCCAGATACCATACGTCGCCTGCGAAATGCTATGCAGCGAGGCATAGCTGCCACCACGGTTCGTGATGTTGATCAGGCCATTCATGGCCGAGTTGAACGACGTGTCCGACGCCGTGGCCTTCACCAGCTTATCCGCCGCCGCCATACCCGTAATCGCCGTCGTCAACGTCAGCGTCGAGTTGTCACCAGACACCGAGATTGCCGAGATGTTCGAGCGACCCAGCACGGCGTCCGACGAGGACGTATCCAGTACGGCGATGTAATCACCGACCGACAGGAGCAGCGAACCCTGACCAGCCGACGCAACGCCGTACGGCGAGGTCACGACAATGACGGTCGTGGAGGTCACCGAGCCAACCAGTGCCACAATACCATCGGCCTTGTTATGGAGCGCCTGCTGCATCAGCAGGGTCGAGGCATCCTTGATTTCTTCCATCGTCTTCTTGGCGATGGTCTGGAACGCGGCGTCCTTCGACTGCGTACCAACAAATGCCAGGCCGTCAATCTGACGGGTGGTGTATGCACGAACGACACCGACATTGCCCTGCACTTCAGTCGCCGTCGTGTCAGGCGGGAAGTAGCCTGCCGAGGAGAACGTTGCACCGGACGGACGACCAACAACGACATCGAAAAACACATTGTTCCCGCCCCAACGCATGTTGCGCGGGCCACCGGCCTTACCCTTGTTCAGCTGGGCAAGCAGCGGCGTGACGAGGTTCTGCACCTTCTCCCGGAACTGCGAATACACATTCTTTAGCAGACCGGTAAGTTCGGTATCGGTAATAACTGTGGGTGCTGGCATGTTCCTGTATTCCTAAAACAAAGGGTTAGCGAAGCTCAGCCAAGACGTAGGACATTGCGGATTCTACCGCATCATCCACCGACGTTGCTGGCTTCACCTTCTTCGCGTCATGCGAAGAGGTTGTCATTCCACGGGCTCCGGGCTTCAACATCTTCCCGACCTCCCGCTTAGCCTTCTGTGCTGAGACCTGTGCGGCCTCGACCTGCTTGTTCGCTGAGGCAGATGCTTGGGTGATTCGGGCCGTGCGGGTCCGATTGATCCGCTGCGCCCACGGCGTCAGTTCCTCGATGATATACGTCCGCAGCTTGTCATAGTGCCTTGCCGGGACCATTCCATTTTCCATCAGGGGCATCGCCGCCGTAGCGAGATAGGCCCCGAGCTCATCGTCCGACACTTCTGGCAGTGCCTGAGTAATCGCCTGCAGCGACGGAAGGATCTCCGCACTGTAGAATCGCTCTGCCTTGACCAACGCTGCTGCGTTCGTCTTCTCATTACGAAGGTTGGTGTTCTCCTGGGCCAGCTGATGGTTCCGCATCTCAGGCGTATTGGCCTGTGCGTAGCGGTCCCGAGCGGCCAGGTACACATCTTCATTGTCTAGCAACTGCTGCAGCTGCGATTCCCGCGTGTCAATCAGGGACTGCATCTCGGCAATCCGACTTGACGTTTCCTGTTCACGGACCGCATCACGCTCGTAGTTATACACGCCCATCTGGGCGAGCTTGACCACTTGATCGAGTCGGTCGACCCGCATCTTGCCGTTAGCCTTGTACTCCACCTGCAATGCCGGGGCTTCGATTTCTCCCGTGCTGTCGTAGAGGGCGAACGTGGATACGGCATCTGCTCCAATCGCTGGGATTGCCACATATCCGCTCGGGAGTGGGGCATCAACAGGCTCTGGGGCAGGGGCGTCGGATGACTCAGATACTGGGACAGCTTCCTCAGCGAGTGCATCGAGGTCGGGCTCAACTACTGGGGGTGCCTCTTCAGGCAACATCCCCTCAAGTGAGGCGTTCGCGGCATCGTTGAGAGCAGTCGAAATATCTACTACGGACTCGGGCATACTGGGCTCCTTACTGCGGCGTCACTGCTTCTAGCTGCCGTGCGGCCTGCTCAGCATCGGGGGTGCCAGCCAACGACTGAACCATCGTCGGCGCGACCCCAATGGGCGGGTTCGTACTGCCTAGAGGCATTTGACTCGGTGAGAGCGCGGGAACACTTGCGGTGGCCCCCGCAGAACCTTGGCCTTCTCCGGCACCGCCAGTCGGCGCTCCGGGCATAGGCCCACCCTGTTTTTGTGCTGCTTGATTTGCCAACTGGATCCACCGCGCATTAGCGTTGGCGATCACTGTTGGGTCCAGATCATCCTGCAAGAGAATGTCCCGCTCGAGCACATCCTGATGGATGGACTCATTGTCCTGCCACCGCATTTCGGGCACGGCCAACCCTTGACGGATGGCGTCCGTGACCCGCTTGGCCCGTGCTTCCTGGTCTTCGTCTGGGCTCGAGATATCCCGCGCCACAGCAAACTGCTGGCGGCGGCGGTACTCCTTGACGTCGATAATCCCTGCCTGCAGCCAGTTGTCCAACAGGTAGAGCCGGAAGGCCATCGGCATCGGCATCATGGTTGCCGCCTCAACCTTCACATTGAGTGCGCCGTCGAGGTCCTTCCCTGTCACAGCTCGGGCAAGGTCAGGACGACCGGCCCCTACTGCACCAAGCGCACGGGGCATGTCATATCCCCACGCCATCATCGCCAAGCAGACCTTAGCCCAGTCCGTATAGGCCTGAGCGAGTGCCTGAACCGGAGGAGCGAAGACCCGCTCCAGCTGCTCACGGCTTGCAATAATGGCTCGACCTGACTCACCGGTAATCTGGCCACGGCTCACCGAGTTGTAGCCAGAGGCATCCTCAAAAGCCTGCTTCTCCAGTGCAAGGGCTTCCTTGACGTCCGTCCCAACCGAGAATCCGCTGACCGGCTGGATAGAGTCGCTCATGGCACCCGCACCACGAACCTCAATCATCGAGGTGACGCCACCCAAGAACGTTTCGGTCGAGATGGTATTCGGACGGGTCAGGAATCGGCCACCGGCATTGACCCGGATGTTCTCAATCCACTTGGACAACAGGGCGTTGATCCGCATCTGGTGATCAATCCACTGTTCCATCACCGGACGCGGGAAATAGCTCGGATCGCTCGACCCATCCCGTACCGGGACCACGGGGATTGAGCCAAACAGCAACTCCGTCGGCCCAAAGACCGCCGTGCTGCCGACAATCACGATCTGCAGCCCACCGGGGAGGATATCAGGCTGTGGTGCGACGTAGAGCGTAAAGCGTTCGGTTGTTTCCTGGTCACGGAGCCGGTCCCCTTCACCAACCACCGTCTGCGACAGCACCCACGCGCCCATTCCGGACTCACCAGTCGTTGCCGTCTGGTGTCCCTGGGCGAGTTCCTGATTTGAGGCCTGCAATCCCGTGATACCGTAGCGGTAGGCCGCCTCAGACGAAGGAATCACCTCTCGAATCAGCACCCACGATGGAGCCCGGGTGGCTGTTGCATCTGGCGACACCCGCACCTGCTCCACGCGGAGGGTCTGAATGTTGATATCACCCAGCGGAGCCTGTTCGCCAGCCTTATTCCCCAGGCGATCGTCCCACGGACCGCGATCTGCGTCCCAATAGGTGTGCCAGAAGGCCACGCCGTCCGTCTGCGCCCAGTAGGACGCCTCGCGGGACATGCGATCCATCTGCAGCTGGTCATATTGATACTCACACGCCAGCTGCTGGGCCTGTGCCTTCCGCTTATCCTCGGGATCCGAGGTCATCGGCTGGATAGCAAAGCCAGGTCGCTGGTCCATCATCACCTGCAAGCGCTGGTCGAGCGCCTTGTTGATCAAGTTGTACACAATCCGCGCCGATTCCCGGGGGCGGAGGGGCTCACGCCACGGGCCAAGCCCGTTCGCACTCACCCACTGCTGCCCACCACGGAACAACCGGTTCCGTTCCACCAAGTGCAGGTGCATCGAGACTGCACCACGGCGACTGCCCCACAGACTCCGGACCCAATCTGCCCATGCACTGTCTTCAGGCTGGACATCTTCCCCAAACGTCAGGGGGCACTGGTCTCCCAGCAAGGCTTTGAGCAACGCGGTGCGCTGCTCCTCCTCTGACCGCCCATCATCCTGCGGTGGGTTGGGCATGGTCTGGTCATTCGCCGTCGGCTGTGGAGCCGCCCCACCAGCAAGGGCTTGGTCTACCATCTGCTGCATCGCCGCTTCGTCAAATGGTGCGGTCACGGCATTACTCCAATCCCAAGGGCGCGACGGGTCTTATTCCAATCTTGACCGACGCTCAGGTACTTCTCTCGTGCGACCTGCAAGTGTTCGTCCTGCGCCCACGGTTCCGACTGTTCGGACGACCATGCAATGATGTCATCTGGAAATGCGACATGCACGGCAGCCGCCGCTTTCCCTGGCACGACTGGAGCAAAGAGCGCAACAATCGGCGCAAAGCGCCAGACCGCATACGCAAAGACTGCCGGCCAGAGAATCTGTCCAATCACAGTGCGCCAGCCAGCATCGGGTCTGCTGCGACCGGAGCAATCTGGAAATCATATATCCGCTTCACGGTCTGCAACGGACCCAAGACATTGATGACTTCCGACTGCGACGAGCCGGGAGTCAGGGTCGCCTTCCGGTTCTCCAGTTCCAGCATAAGGCTGTGCGCCTGATGCGTGTTCGGACTGGTCGTGTCAAAGGAGCCATTATCCAGCTCACCCTTCAGTTGGCTCCACATCTGAATCTCGCGCACCCGATCACGGGCCACCTGCTCCATCGAAGCCTGTCCCCATTCCGCTTCATCCAAGTCCACCTTCGCTTCCGCAGCGTCCAGTGGATCAGTCGAGTCCACGATCTTTGCCGCCAGCCGTTCCCGCTTGATGGCGTTTCGGCGCATATCAAACGAGAGCGAGACCAGATTGTCCAGCATCACGGTTTGTTCCCGAATACACTGCCAGTACTTGCTGGCATTCGTCGGGTGTGAACCATCGTTGAGCACCGAGATCCGCGCTTCCGTATCGGTACGGAATACTTGCCGCTTGGTCCACGCATCACGAAGCTCGTCCGCGAGATGCACAACCGCCTGACGGTCGAGGTCACTCAAGACCGCAAGGGCTGGGGCAAGATCGTTCATGCCAGCACCGGCGCAACAACAGGCTTGCCTTCAGGGTCTACTTTCCCTTCACACGCCGCATCAACCAACGCCTGTGCTGCGGCTTTGGTGCTTACCGCAAGGTCATTCCGTGTAATCCACGCCGTTGCTGCCGCCGAGCCATCCACGACCCACACATCAGCAGGGAAGCCCTCGACCTCGAACGCTTCGCGGTCGGGATGGGTGATGAAGCCAATGCCTGTGTTCAGGCCGATCGCGTACTGGTTTGCCATAGGATTAGGCCTGGGTAAAGGTTTTGACGCCAGCGGACCGCTTACACTTGAACGTACCACTGGTCGTGTTATACCACACATCACCGTTGGCCGGTGATCCAGGGTCAGACGCAAGTGACTGAAAACTTGCAGAAGTTGCCACAACCCCTGTCATGGAAGCCGCACTACCCGTAAACGCTGTCGCCTTTAGGGTCCCGCTGACATCAAGCAGCGTTGTTGGCGTAGCGGTACCAATGCCGACGCGGTTCGTTCCTGCATCGAGGAACACCAGCGCCGCGTCCGTGTCGCCCTTGATACGGACATCGACATCGGCCTGCGTTGCATTGACCGTCAGGCTGGTTGCACCGGACGGCACAATGTTCGTCGTGACGTAGGCACCAGCAATCCCCCGAACACCAGCCGCAAAGATTGCTGCCGTCGCTTTTTGTGTAACGGGCGTCCCGCTAGGGTCATGCTCAATCGGCAACAGGTCGTCGGCGGTAATAGCCGACGCCGCTGGCAGCGCACTAATCTGGATAGTTGACATGGATTAGGCGACCGTAAAGGTTTTTGCTGTTGTTGCAACAACTAGTTTTTCGGAAGACGAAAAAGGACTAGCTCCGGCTTCGCCACCAAAGATTAGGCCAGATGACGAGGAAGCTCCAGCCGCGCCAAAATACCAGCGAGTTAATGCTGTTGAGCCACCACTTGACCACGTGCTTCCATTGTAGACTTCTGTAGATGTATTGCCTGCTCCCATTATAGCATTTGCATCTGTTGTGGTTCCAAGTGCTCTCGTCTGAGTTCGACTAGACGATGGCCCAGTCACACTTGACCACGTGCTTCCATTGTAGACTTGATTTGTGGTGTTAACAATAGACAATGCTGCTGACGATGTTCCGCAAGAAAGATTGTCTTGTACGGCTGTACTTACAGCGCCCGTCGAAGACCATGTACTCCCATTGTACTTCTCAACTCGGGCTGTTATTACAAAACTGGCATTACGCCCCGCAATACAAAGTGCCGCTGTGCTTGAGCCAGCGCCACCAGAATAGTCGCTACCGGTGGCCATGCTCCCAGTCAATGTCCATGTTGAGCCATCAAACAATCTGCAATCTGTAACGCCAGCATAAGATACCGATCCACTGAAAGCAAGGACCGTGTTAGATGCTGCGCCAGTTGCATAGTTTGCAAGAATATTTGTTGGATACACTGTTGTACTTGACCATGTGCTGCCGTTGTATGCGTCACACACGTTAAGGTAAGCACCGCTATAGCCACCCACGCTAATCGCAGAACTCGCTGATCCCGCGCCAGCATTTAGACGACGAGCTGCAGTCAAACTGCCCGTAGATGACCATGTGGCCACACCTTGCGCACACTTGAACGTGTCGCTGGTCGAGTTGTACCACACATCGCCAGCAACCAGTGGACTTGGGTCCGTCGCCACGGTACGGAACTTGGTCGCATTACCACTAATCCCTGTAAGCGATGCCCCACTCCCAGAGAACAACGTGGCGTTCACGGTACCAGTCACATCGAGCTTCTGTGTTGGCACAGCGGTTGCAATACCGACCTTATCCAGTCCTGCATCGACAAAGAACAGGGTCGCGGATGTCGTACCAGCAATACGGGTATCGCTGTCTGCTAGTGCCGTGTTGATAATCAACGACGAGCCAGAGCCAACGATTGCGGAAGCAGTTGTCGCGCCAGTCAAGGCGCGGGAATAGGTCGCGGCCTGTGTGACCGTCGCCTTCTGGTCTTGCAGTGCACCAGCGCCGATGTCCGTGACGACAATGGTGAGGTCGGCAGCATCAGCGGTGGTAGCCGCTGGCAGGGCGCTAATCTTTGTGGTAGCCATGGGTCAGGTTACCGTAAAGGTCTTAGAGGAAGACAAAGGGCCAGTCGTGAGCACCTCGGTGCTCGTACTGCCAGAATAAGCACCCCATACCATTGCGGACGATGTAGATCCGGCAGACCCATGATGGAAACGCCCAGTATTTAGACTGGTGATTGTGGTCCAAGCCGACCCATCAAAAGTCGCACAGCCACTACTGGCCCCTCCGCAGGTAAGGGCTGCCGTCTGAACACCAACCTGACCGGATGCTTGAATATCAAAAGGGGCTGCCGTCGAAGAAGCCCATGTGCTGCCATCGAACTTTTCGCAATCTCGAAGAAAGTTCTGCCCACCAACGCTCAGTCCTGCCGTAGAAGTGCCACAACCTCTATTATTTCCCGCGTTATTTATCATTGAGCCAGAGGTAGACCATGTACTCCCATCAAACTTATAAGTAGTCGTGACACTACCACCAGCCCCGTACGCCGCCGCGCTTGTCCCACCCGATGCGCAGTTACTCATTCCGCCTGGGAGTGATCCCGTAGCAGACCATGTACTCCCATTGAAGAGTTCGGCGTCGGTGCCGCCGCCAGTGCTACCCGCAACAAGGGCTGACGTTGGAGTTCCGCATGACGTAGGAAGCTCATGGTTCGTGGGAGTACTTGTAGTCGCAGTCCACGTACTGCCGTTGAACGTAAAACAGTTGTTTGTCCCAGATCCGCTAGCGGAGAGTAGGGCTGAGGGCGTCCCGATCTTTGAAGCTGAGCCCCAGATGGACTGGGGATACGCCGTGCTTGCGGTCCATACATTTGACGACGCTGTTGTATAGCCCCTGAACGTATTAGCCGTCGAGTTGTACCAGCAGTTTGCATCGACAGGACTCGCGGGATTTCCCGCCACCGTCAGGAACGCTGCCGTCGAAGTCGCTGGCAAGCTCGTCAATGCCGAGCCGTCACCACTAAACGTCGTTGCGGTCACTGTACCAACCACCTGCAATGCCACGGTTGGCGTTGCCGTGTTGATGCCGACGCGGTTATTGCCAGCGTCCGTAAACAGCAGGTTGACCATCCCCGTACTCGACACCACCACATCCTTGTCGGCCTGTGCGGTGTTGATGGTCAACGCCCCACCAGAGCCATCCAGGGTAGTCGCAGTGAGTGACCCACCCGCGCTCCGAATGTACGCATCGAGCTGCGTACCGGTCGCCTTCTGCGTCACGGGTGTTCCCGCCGGATCGTTCACAATCGGGAACAACGTCGCAGCCACAACACTCGTTGCCGCTGGTAGATCAGGAATCGTTTTTGTGGCCATTACGTCTGCTCCGCCGTCAGGTATGCGCCAGTCGAGGTCACAAACAAATCGAGCGTGACCAGCTCAAGTTCCAACGCAGGAGACACTGGTGGGGGCAGATCGCCCCCTGCCGCACGACGTCTCCGACGCGCTCCCGTCTCCGCGATATCCATTAGCCGGGGTTGGCGACCATCGTGGTGACAATCGTGCCGCTCACGTAGGTACTGATGCGCGCCCGGAACTGCGAGATACCAATCACGTTGGCGTAGAAAATCCCGTCCGTCGTGGTGGTCGTGGCCTGTGTCGCACTGGCGACTGGCGTGACGTAATGCGCCACCCAGTTCGTATCGTCAATCGTGGCCTCGAACGTCACCGTGGCCGACGTGATGCCCGTGATCTGAATCCCGACGCCGCCGTTCGCAAAATGCCGGAACGCAATCGTCGTACTGCCGACGGCGGTCTGCGTCCCTGAGACTTTATTTTTGTAGTTCATGCCTTCTCCTCAGCCTGGCGTTCATCCTGCGGCGGCTTCTTTTCCATCACCGGATACTCGTCCGTCGCATCAGGCTTGGCGTCTGCCGGATCGTACTTGTTTCCACAACGCTCACAGGTGCATTCGTCGCAGGGGTCCTGCTCGTCCTGCCCCTCGTCCTGCGTATCGTCCATCGGCTTCTTGTCCGACTTGGCTTCCGGCGGGGCATGTTTCGCCTCCCCACCGATCACAATCGCAATCGTCGGGCCCTTCCGCTTGAACGCCGCTTTCCGCACTGCATCAGGTGGCAACATATCCAGTTCCTTGCAAGAGTGACCTACGTTACCACGAGACGGGCAGCTGCGCTTCAGGTGCCCCAAAAAAATGTAGCGGGTTCACTTGACTCGCGTCAGCCCCCGCAAAGACCAACGCAGTTGGGTCATCACCTACTGGCCCGTCCGTCAGTAACTCCACCGGCACCGCCCCTTGTACGCGGTCCCAGCCATACAGGGCCAAGGCCAGGGCCATCACGCCATCGTCATGCAAACTGGGCGGTGCTTCGTATCGCACCCCCGTATTGGTAAAATGAAACTCAAAACTTTCCAGCTCGCCAATCAGCCAGCCGTCGGGGATGGTCAACTCCCCACCCTGAAACGCGGCGATCAGCCGCTGCATCAGCCGGAGCTTGGATGGCTGCGTAAAAATGTGGGGGGTTACCGTCACGCCTAACACCTGCAGGTCAGCCACAATCGCATCGCCCACGCCAGTCGCATCGGCTACCAGGGGGACTTCGCCCACCTGCATCCGGATTCGCTCTTTGGTTTCGGCCCACGGTAACTGGAAGCGGTCAAGCGAACAGACGCGGCGGTGGCTATCCAAGCCAACCAACACCGTGAAGTCCAGCGACCGCGCCAAGTCCACGCCATAGACCACGGGCTTCCGTCCACTCATTTGCCCAATCGCGGCACGGACCTTATCCACCCCAAAGGGGTTCGCGCCATCATCCGCGGGAATCCCCTCAAACTCTTGAGCAAAGACCAGCGGCGGCAGCTCCTGCTTGGCCGCCTCAATCTCACTGGCGGGGATAAATGGATTCTCTCCGGTCGCCGCACGGAAGCTCTGCCAGTCTGGGCTACTGCCGTCCATGCCGCGCTGGAACATCTGCACGAACGCATGACGACGACCCTTCGGCGTTCCCATGATCAGGGCTCGGCCCCCCAAATCCACCAATGTCGGGCGAATGGCGGCCTGCCAGACCGCGGTCAAGTCCTTGGCAATCCCCGCCTCATCCAGCACAACCAAGGCGTACTTCCGGCCACGGGCTGGGTCCGGCGTATCCAGCGTCCAGACCTCAATCACCCCACCGGTCAGCAGCTCGAGCCGCTTGTCCTGCTCCGAGACTCGGGCCGTGATCGGTCCCAAGCGCTCGAGGATTTCCCGCCACGCTTCTAGTGCGAGCTTGTAGGACGGAGAGAACCACCCGACGGGCTGCCCGGCAATCGCGGCATCCAACGCCAGTCGCATCCCCAACGCGGTCTTCCCAAACCGCCGTCCACACATGACCACCCGAAACCGCGCCTCATGGTCCGCAATCGCGCGTTGACCCGGATGGAGCTTTGCCAACGTCACCGTGACCGTTTCCGGTCGCTGCTTTGTATGACCGCGCATCTGTGCCCCTAATATAACCTATCGGGCCGCAGAACTCAAGCCAGGGGCCTTTACAGGTACACGAGGATGACACTTGGAAAAGGGGCTCCTGCTTTTGCCTCTCCAAATCTGAGCCGTCCTTTGACAAAGCGGATTGCATCTGCGTCAAGGGCGTAGTCGTGCCACCATCGAGTATCGGTTCTTGCTGGCAAGAGGAACACGGCAAGCTGCGCTGTGCGAGCTTTTGCTAACCACGCCCCAATCCCCCTGCCGTATGGCGGGTTGCAAAACACCCGCTGGCCTGACCAGTCCAGTGTGAGGCCATCCACAACAAAATCGCCGTCTTTCTCGGTCAGAGGGCACGGGTCAAGCGTAAAGCCAAACTCAGCATCTAGCGCAGCGTACAGGTCGGTCGGCGTAGCGTGACTTCCAGACTGAGCAGAGAACAAAGTACGGCTCAGTGTCATACGTTGCCCTCTGGCTCGGCCTCTGCATGTTCCACGTGGAACACTCTAGACGGCAGGGTCGTCATTGGCGCAGCGAGGACGGCATGGGCCATCGCTTGGATGGCCGGGGCACGGTCCTCCTCCAGCACCTTCACCGAGATCGTCTGCGACCCTTGGTGCTCCACCACCTGCTTATCCCCGTAGTCCTGTGGGGCCGCTTTGCTCGACGCCCACTTCAGCGTATCCACCACCAGCCGGTCCACCATCACGCGGTCGTTGTCCGAGCTCCGCGCAATCTGGATGGCTTCCTCCGCTAACGCGTTCCCCATCAGCACCCGCGCCCTCCGATACCGACTGTACAGTTCCTCGTCCTCCGAGAGCCAGTGCCGTACCGTCCCCGCCGACCGCCGCAGGGTCCGACACGTGTCCGCCACCGTCTTCCCGTCCGCCAATCCCGCTAACACGGCCTCGATCACCGAGGCCCGTTCCGCCGCTGGTACTTTCGCCATGTGCCTAATATAACCGTTTTCTTTTTTTTCTGCCAGCCGCCTGCTCTTGCGCAAACGTAGCTTCCCCTTTCCCGCTGGCTCCCGACCGTGTGGGGGTGGTAGTGTGATGCGAGCGGGTCGCGGCGGGGTAGGTGGTAAGGGAGTGCGGGACATCCGAACGACAACTACACGTCACCGCGACGGCGAGGCAACGCGCAAACGGGCAGGGGCCTGCAACCGCCTGCGGTACGCGGTCGCTATCGCTCCCGCTTGGTTGCGTGACTCCGTGCTTGGCGAGTTACGTTCGCAGATGGCCCATCAGCTCCGTGTGTCCGCGGTATCGCTTCGGCGCGATGCCGCGCCGACTGCACCGCGTTGTTGAGCACATGGCGTATCGGCATCGCGTGTCTTCGCGTCCGTGTTGACGCCATGTGTACTGCTGTTGCGGTGTGGGTTCTGGTTGCGTAACTGCGGTATGGCAGTGGTGGTCGTTTGGGTCAGGCGTGTCGTTATGACACAGGTGTCCTCTATCTAGGACAGTGTCCTCTTTCGGGGACAATGAACGCGCCCGCGCAAGCGGCTCAGTAGTGAGAGGTACAGCGCGGTACATCTCGCCACCGAGAAGCACAGCGCGAAGCATCTCGCCACCGAGAGGCGCGGCACCGAGAGACACAGCGCCGAGCATCTCAGTAGCGAACAGCGCAGCCGCAGCCGCTTGGCATTCTCTTCCCTTTGGTCGCTTCCCAACTGGTGAAGCAAATGGCAGGGAGTCGAGCGCGAGAAACCCAAAAAGTTATGGAGCTTCTCAAGCTACCGTCATGGCCCTAAACGGTAGACGCCCACAGAACGCAACCTAGCGCGATTACAGGCCTATTCGTAGATTTGTGATATACGCCAGCACATCACAAATATGTCAGCATTTCGCCCAGGAGGGGATAACCCCGCCGTTATCGTTACAATCGAAACACTTCCCATACCGTAGCGCAGCGGTTTATTATTATGACATGGTAGTTCAATCATCCCTTCTTAGTGAGGTCACACCATGACGCCCGACGAGATGCAGAACCAGACCACCCGTAACGCCGCTTCAATCGCTACGGCAACGCACGACACAGTGACGGTGGCGTACACCGCCGAACGACTACTGCAAGAGCTTCGCGCCGAGTGCATGGGGAGTGCGATTCTGACCGCCACGCCATACGGCACCTATCTACAGGCACCGTTCGACAAAACGGCCACAACGATGTTGAAAGCAATCGGCGCTCAATGGAATCAAACGGAAAAAGTGTGGGTCATCAAATCTGAACGCCACCTGATGGCACTGCGAATCGCCACGTTTTGCTACAGCGACGTAGCCGAATACGAAGAGTTTGACGGCTACACGCAGGCCATCTACCCGGACGCGATGTAACCACCAGCCACCGCCACCCCCTAGCAAACAGCTAGGGGAATGTGGAAATGTGGATAAGTCCAAAATGGAAAAAAAAAATCGGAACAGCGTGTACGGGTGACGGTAACGCGTGAGCGAACCAAGGCAGAGCGACCAACGCCAGCCACCGCCCCCCTTTCCGCCGACAAACTTAGGTTGCCAGCGACAACTGCCCCGCCCCGCCCACCGCTGACAACATGCAGCCTCAGCAACATGCAGCCTGAAAACCACCAAGCAGTTTCCTGTAAAACCACCCCAAGGAGAACCCATGTCACACATCCTGATTGGCGAACGCATCGTAAACGTCTGCGTAAACAGCGACTGGAACAGGCTCGTGCTTGAGCTTGCAACCGGCCAACTCATCATGGCCCGTCCCTACGGCTTCGCCACAATCGAAGCCTTTGTCAACGCACCAGCGCTGCTCGACGTCGTGCAAAGCGTAGAAGAGGTCTACCACAAACGCAGCCCACTGGCATACGGCGATCTGCCACGGCAATACCACGAATGCATAATCACAACGAACCAAGGCACCTGCACAATCGACGTGGGCAGGCACGAGCTCGAGTGGGAAACCTCCGAACACCCAGCTTCAGACCTCGTGCGCCTAACCAAGTCGTACAACGAGCGGCATCAAGAAATCGACGGCCAAATGTATTTCTGCAAATGGATAGACATTGTCCAGGACAACAGGCCCATGTCCAAGCGCGTCAAGTAGCCCAACCATCCCACCTCAAGGAGTTCCCATGTCACACATTCTGATCGGCAAAAGAATCGTAAAAGTGTCACTCGCTGCAGACCGCGAAAAGCTGCTGTTCGACTTTGCAGAGGGCCTGTCAATAGTGGCCAAGGTAGAAAACATGTGCAGCGAGACCTGGATTGCGAGCCTAGACAATCCCGACGCACTACTCGGCACAGTGCATAGCGTAGAGGACCTCGTACTCAGGGCCCAAGTAGAAGTCGAACCCCATGACTATCGCACATGGTACGGATTCAAGATCAGAACAAACAAGGGCACATGCGTCATCGACTACCGCAACAGCTCAAACGGCTACTACGGCGGCGGCCTCGACTGGCCCGAAAACGAATCAGAGGTCGAAGAGGATGCACAAGACCGAGCACTCTACGAACTGCAAGAGCCCGATTACAACGAATGGAAACAAGTAGCCCCCTACCCACAAGCCTAACTAATCCCGCTCGACCACCATCCCAACCCAAGGAGTTCCCGTGGCACGTATCACCCGCATGAATCTCGATGATGCCTTGATGCAAATCAACATGCTCAATGGCACCGCCAACACCACGCAGTACCGACGACACCGCGACAACCTCATCCCCAACGAAGGAGCGTACATGCTGACCAATGCATTTGGGGGGCTGGCCCTGGTACAGATGATGGAACAGGGCACCATCCGAGATGTGTTCCCAGACCTGCCCAAGACCCGCGAACTGTACGATCAGATGGTGGCGTATGCCAAAGGCATGAAGGCCCAGCAGCTACGTATCGCCCTCGCACAGACCTGGGTCAACCCACTCCGAGATGCCGAAGATGTCCCTCAACCACTAACCGAAGAGGTTGTCCATGCCTGAGATACTCGATCACCCATTACCAGGGGCTGAGACAGAACTGATCGACCCGTGCGGCAGCTGCTTCCAAGAGACAGAGAACGTCTACACACTCGAAGGCCGAAGGCCATGCGTCGACTGCGTACATCAATGCGCATACTGCCCGTCTTTCGTCGTAGGATATCTGCCCGACAGCTGGAGAGAAACAGGCCCACGCAACGTACCAACGTGCAGTCACTGCAGCGAGGACTGGAACTGTTGCGAAGACTGCGGGATCAGTATCCACATCTGTAATACGTTTTACAGTGACGATGAGCCATACTGCGACGACTGCGCACCATCGGATGACGACGAAGAGGACCCACCCGACTCGGTGATCCGTCGGTACCACGAATCTCAAGGAATCTTTACAAGCCTGACCTCACCCTGGACACGTGCCCACCGTCGATACATTGGCGTCGAGCTTGAAGTTGAGCAAGTCAACGGTAACCGTGAAACATCTGCCTGCCGGATAATCGACGCAGTAAATAGCCAAGCGAAGCTCATCCTCACCGACCAGGCACTATACCCGGGACACCCGCACAGCCCACTCCTCGTGAGCATGGAGAACGACGGCAGCCTCAACAATGGGTTCGAGATCATCACGGCACCACTCGGACTCGATGACCAGCGCAACCTATGGGCAACGATACTTGCCTCATCCAATGTCGCGGGACTACGATCACACAACACCACAACCTGCGGGTTGCATGTGCATATCACCCGCGACGGGCTCAGCAAACTCCAGATCGCCAAGGTCGTAGCCTTCGTCAACAGCGCAACCAACTACGCCTTCATGAAGCGATTGTCCAGACGGTATGGCACACACTACTGCAAGGCCAAGAGCAAACCGCTTTGCACCGGAGCGAGTAACCTTGACTCCGATCGATATGAGATGGTCAACCTATGCAACAGGCGTACCATCGAGTTTCGGATTTTCCGGGGAACACTCAAGCTCCAGAGTCTCTTGGCTTGCATCGAGTTTGCCGCCGCGCTCGTGTCCTACTGTGCACCCGCATCAGGGTACGCTATGGATATCAGCGCCGTCACGTTCCGGCGGTTCATCAACACCCCGCGCATGAGAGCAGACACGAAACATCTACGCGGCTATCTGGCCAGCGTAATCCCCGCAACAGAAACGGAGTAACCCATGTGCCTCTTGATTCAGCAGCCAGCTGGCTGCACCTTCTCTAAAGTTGAGCTCAAGGATTTTATCCGACGCAACCCTGATGGATACGGATATGCCAGGGCCGAACGGGGACGCATCATCTGGGGCAAGATGGTAGCCGACGCCGACACCATCATCGCAGACTACCACCAACACATGGCCGGCAAGTCTGGGATGATTCACTTTCGGATGGCCACCCACGGAGAGACCGACGAAGCCAACGCCCATCCATTCGAGGTGACCCCGGAGATTGTCCTGGCACACAACGGCATCCTCAGCAGTGGCAATCCGTTCAGCGAGGACGAGAGCGACACGGCACACTTTGTCAAGTACATTGTGCGACCCATTGCCCTCAGCTCACCCAACCTACTGTTCAGCCCAGAATGGGGAGAGATGATCGGCAACCTGATCGGAAAAAGCAACAAGCTAACCATCCAACATGCAGACGGACGATGCGCCATCATCAACAGCAGCTGTGGTGTTCTGCATAAAGGTGCATGGATGAGCAATACTTATGCATGGTCGAACGCAGCCAATGCCCCCCTGAACTACACCCGAAGGGCCGATGCCTACGACCCACGCGATACGGACTGGATGTACGAAGACCATCGCTCCGCCAGAGCTGGCCTGCCCACCGTATACGAAAGCCAACTCGAGGAGTGCGCCAAGTACTTCGAGAGTGGAGGCCGGAACGGAATCGCGCAATGGGTGAAGGCGAATCCACAAGAAGCCGCCGATACACTCGTTGCGTTATACGACATCGACGAGGACTACGCGGCGGAACTCGTAACCGGAAGCGAGAACATGGTAGTCGACCACCTCGAAGAATCGCTACGGAACGAAGGATTGCTGGTCGATCTCAACCAGGAGGAGGATGCATACGTCGATGAAGACCAACTCACGCTCGGCAACTCCGAAACATTGTACACCCACTGACGATGACTAAGAGTCCGGCGTTTCAGTTTTACCCCGACGATTTTTTAGGATCAGGGAAAGTAGGTATGATGACAGCCCAAGAGGTTGGTGTATACATCCTGCTCCTGTGCCTTGATTGGAATGACGGGGGCTTCGCCCTCGACCCAACACGGCTTGCCCGTTGGTGCAAGACGGACGAAGAGACATTCACCGCAAGCTGGACCATCGTCGGGCAGTGCTTCGACCAGCACGAGGGTCGTTGGTACAACGAACGCCTGCAAAATGAGCGAGACAAGCAGGCAAAGTGGAGGGAGAAAAGCAGGAGCGGAGGGCTAAAGTCAGGCCGCATAAGAAGTTATCCCTCGAACCACCCTATGAACCATTTGGCAACCACCCTTGAACCACCCTATGAACCATTTGCCAACACTCCTACTCCTACTCCTACTCCATTAACTACAACAACTACAGCAACACACGCAGATCGGTTTGAGGATGCCGGCCAGCAGACTGCCTACCTCGAGCTCCGAAAGGCAGCCAACCTTGGGGTCAGCTTTGATGCTGGGCTGATGGCAGTAGTGACTCCAATCGGTGGAGGCAAAGCATACCCCTGGTCAATAGTCGGACGGGCCTTGCAGGATTTCTACACCATGCATGGTTCTACCAAGATGTCACCAGCAGCACTCCGTGCCTTCTGCAAACGTATCAAAGACGACGATGCTAGACCGACAGACCAGCTGCCACGAGGAGCAAGCAAACAAGAAAGAGGACGGGCCGCACTGGCCGACACACTAACCCGAAGAGGATTTACCAATGGCCTCGATCACCCTGATAGCCAAGTACCTCGCCCTATTCCAAGAGCTCTATCCAACCCGCGACATAACGGGTCTGACAGCTGAGGCCTGGGAGTATGCACTGGCTGATGTCGGAGACCGTGCCTTTGAATGGGCCGCCGACAAAATCCTTCGGGAGCCAGGACGTACCTTCTTCCCCTCACCAAATGAGATTCGATCCTACATGAGCTCGACCCGGAGAGCAACAACGGACGGGCCAAGTCGGATCAGTGCCGGGCCCGACGTGGCAGAGCCCATCACCGCAGAGCAGGCCGCGGAATGGAAGCGCGTCAAAGACTCGATGAGGAGTTAGCTCTTGCGAACCCTAACGCACGACGCTATACTCAAGCACACACACACACTACAGGAGAGGACATGGGGAAGCTACAGTACGGAGTAGTAAAGGCAGCCGCCGAAGCGAGTGGCTACCATCGGGTATGGGTGAGCCGTGTCGTCAACGGTCGTGCATCGTGGCGCAAGTGTAAGCCCGTACTCATCAGAGCCTTAGTGCTGCATGGCTGGGAGCCACCCGAGGGCAGGGAGTTCCTGAACAAATGGACAAAGCTAATGGCTGTCCCCATTGCGCCAGTGCAAGAGACACCACCCCAATCCCAGGAAGAAACGCCAGTGCAGATCTACGGAGAGAACGCATATGAAGACGCTGCCGCCGCAGAACAGCAGCACCAGACCACAGTAACCGAAGTCGCTGCAGAACAACACTACTCGGACATGGCAGCAATGGCCGCCGACCCGGTGCCCGAACCCTCACTACCGACTCAGGTATGGACGCAACATGAAGACACGAACTAAAGAAGTTGTTAGGCCAGTCGACCCCAAGCGAGAGCGGCAGGCCGAACAATGGACCGAGCAAATGGGCATGGCCGCCGCGCTCGCCCATAACCTCAACCAACCGTTGGCTGTACGACAGGCTGCTCTCTCACTCATGAGAGAGATGGCGAAGGGCATCGTGTACGTATGACACGCGCCAACGCCGAGTGGCAGGACCCGGAAGACGGACGCGCCACCGAGATGCAGGACGTACCACAGCCGAAGTGTTACGTGTGCAACACGGCCCTGTTAGATGCGCGGTCGCTGCACCTGGGAGCGCACCGCGTTCCAGCTGGGACTAGTGGGTATGACTGCTGGACGAGGGCACAGGAAACGATTTCGTAGGACCGCACTGGACGGCATCCAGGAAACGTTAGATGGAGAGATTGCAGAATGACCATCCTCAAGCTACCAAACGAAGGCGATACTCTGACCACACTGGTCGACCGCTGCGCAGTAGAGCAGGGCAAGTACGGTGACCAAGTGGTGTTCGAGTTCGGAGGCGACCGCCTCTACCTACCCAAGCTCAGCGCTGATCGCCAGCTCCTTCGATGTGGGTTCGATCAAGGTGGCGGCTCACCGCAGGTAGACTACGAACGGGTTGGCGGCAACACCCTATGCTTCAAGCGGGACCACAACTCCAACGCCCCAGACAAGCCGTACTGGAGCATCACTATTGCCGATGGGTTTGACATTGCAGAGGCCAAGGCACCAGCCAGCAAGCGGCTCGTAGAGACCCCTCGCGTCGAGCGTAAGCTCGTCTCCTCAACGACCCGCAGTACGATGGCCAACCCGCCACAGCCAGCCTCTACGGGGCGCACACGGGCCAAGGTTGCACAGGCCTATGCCTGGTGTTTGGATACGGCAGTAGAGATGCAGGGCAAGGCGCTCCCCAAGGGCATCATGCCAACAGCAGATTCGGTTCAAGCAGGAGCTGCAACCTTGATCATTCAGCTCGAGAAGTCCGGGCTGGTGTTCGAGACCCTGGAGTTGTCTGACGCAATCAAGGCGCTCAACCTGGTACAGAAGCTTGGACTAGACCAGCCCTTGCCGCCGACGCTAAACGACGATCTTCCATTCTAACCATGTCCAATCCAAGAGAGGCCATCGAAGCGCGTATCGGGATCCAGGGGATCGAAGAACTCCACGATCAGCGCCGTACCCTAGTGAGCGTGGCGTCTGGACTCCGCGCCCTGCACGGGCCATTCGGTTCGGGCGAGGTTCGACGCAAGATTATTCTATCGGGTATCCGCGATAAGATACGGACACAGCACCAGGTATCAGGAACCAAGGTGACGGAGGCGGCACTCGATGACAAGGCCCATGCGTCCGCAGAATACGTGGCCTATGTAGATGACATGATTCGGCAGCGGGAGCAGTTAGTCCTGGTCGACAATAGTCTGCTCGAGATCAACGACCTGATCACCCGGGACAACACCCTGGTGTACCACCTCACCGCTGAAGTGAAGTTGCAGTAATGCTCAAGCGAAAGAAGAAACATCCAACTCACGCCAACCTCAAGGCGAAGCTCCCAAAGTCTCGTCGCCCCATCAACAAGGTGAACCCCGTGCGGAGGGCACGGGAGTTCGCTCGTTGCTACGGCAGCAAGGCGCGAGTCGCATTTATCAAGACGCTCGCCTGTGTGGTGTGCGGGGCAACCCCCTCCGATAACGCGCATATCCACGGGAGCAAGAGTGGCATGGGTCGGAAGGCCGACTACGCCGACATCATTCCGCTGTGCCGGAAGTGCCACACGCTCTATGACGAATACAAAATAAAGCTCGACCCCGCTGGCCTTCGGCTGGTGGCTGCCTCGCTGGAGATGTACACCACATGGACGTTGCCCCGCAGCGTGGAGGACGCATGAACGAGGAAGACGTATTCCGAAAGAAGCAGCCGCCCACCTTCGGCTTGTTTGAGACTGGCGCGACGTTGCGCGACACGGGCATGGCACAGGCAGACGC